ACAGAATTAATGGTTGAGTGTGAATTCAAATGACAAGTCAAAAATCTCTTAAAACCTGTTTGAGGTATCCTGGTGGCAAGTCCCGTGCTTGTACCAAAATGGATCCTTATTTTCCCGATCTTCGTGACTATGATGAGTTCCGCGAACCATTCTTGGGGGGTGGATCTGTTGCAATTCATATTACAAAGAAATATCCAGATCTCAAGATTTGGGTGAATGACCTTTATCCTCCTCTTGTAATCTTCTGGCAACAACTCCAGATGTTTGGTGAAGAACTCAAGGAGCATCTCCTCCATTTTAAGAGTGTTTGCCCAGACCCAGAATCTGCCAGAGGTCTTTTTGATATTTCAAAGCAGATCCTTAATGATCCAAACACTGGTGATTTTGAACGTGCCGTAAGATTCTATATCGTAAATAAGTGTTCTTTTAGTGGTCTTACTGAAAGTTCTTCTTTTTCGGCACAAGCAAGTAACTCTAATTTTTCTGTTCGTGGAATTGAAAAACTTCCCGAGTATTCAAAACTTATTGCAAAGTGGAAGATAACTAATTACTCCTATGATTATCTGATGGATGGAAACAAGAGTGCTTTTATGTATCTCGACCCTCCTTATGATATTAAGGATAATCTCTATGGGAATAAGGGATCAATGCACAAAGGATTTGATCACGATAAGTTTGCTGCTGATTGCAATTCTAATAATATGGATATGTTGGTAAGTTATAATACGGATCAACTTGTTAAAGATCGCTTCTTAGGTGGAAAATGGAATGCCGCCGAGTTTGAACTAACTTATACGATGCGTTCTGTTGGTGAATATATGCGAGAGCAAAAACAACGAAAGGAACTACTGCTTTTTAATTATGGAATTGGTGGATTGGTTAAACTCGATCAATCAGACAAAGAAAAATCTGATTGAAGAAACCCCAGAACTTAAAAAAGAATATTCTCCATTTATTATTAATAAATGTCTATCGGGACAGATTGATACGATTTTGTTTTCTAATGAGATGAATATGAATCATCATCTTGACAAAGATATGCAATATTCATTTTATCTAAATATAATCAGGAAACGGAAGAGATTTTCTCCCTGGCTCCGTAAGGATAAAATCAACGACTTAGAATGTGTTAAACGTTATTATGGTTATAGTAATGAAAAAGCATCTCAAGCACTGAAAATCCTGACAAAAGAACAAATTAACTTTATTAAACAACGACTTGAAACTGGAGGATCAAAATGACTACTACGGTAGAACCTGAAGTACATTGGTCACAAAGCCAAATGGTAGAGGTAATTCTTAATGAACCTGATGACTTTTTGAAAGTTCGTGAAACTTTGACACGTATCGGAGTTGCATCGAGGAAGGAGAAAAAACTTTATCAATCTTGCCATATTCTGCATAAGCAAGGTAGATACTATATTGTTCACTTTAAGGAACTATTTGCACTTGACGGTAAGCACGCAAATCTTACTGTAAACGATGTTCAGCGTAGAAATCGCATTGCACGACTTCTAGCTGATTGGGGACTTATTACGGTCGTAAAAGCAGAATCTGTTTCGGATATTGCTCCTCTTAATCAAATTAAAGTTCTTTCTTATAAGGATAAGGGCGATTGGATTTTAGAGCAAAAGTATAATATTGGTAAGAAAGGTAAGACTACTGAAGATGTTTAATGCAATTTGTTTATTTCTTTTGGTGATTGCTGCATATACAAATCTTTATCTTAATCTTAAAGCAAGACATAGACGATAAATATAATTGAGACTTTCGTGCGGTCTCTACAAAAGTCGGAACACCCTAAAAAGAGGTTCGGTTTTACCGATACCTCTTTTTTTCGTATCTAGTATAATTAATAATGGACGCCGAAAGGGTCCACAAAACACAAACTCGCTTTTCAAGGAGATACTATAATGACTAACCTTGCACGTTATACCGCTGCGGATCTTCCTACGCTTTTGGACAAGATTACCCGCAATAGTATTGGAATGGACGAATATTTTGATCGTCTATTCAATCTTCACGAAACTACCTCTAACTATCCCCCATATAATCTTGTTCAGGTAAGCAACGTTGAATCACGTTTAGAACTTGCACTTGCTGGATTTAAGAAGGAGGAAGTCAATGTATTCACCGAGTATGGAAAACTTTTTGTTGAGGGACAAAAAGAGGACAGGGAAACTGATACCCGCTACGTCCATAAGGGACTGGCTCAAAGAAGTTTCAAGAGAGCATGGACACTATCCGATGACACGACCATCAAGGAGGTCACTTTTGAGGATGGATTGCTAACTATTACTCTTGGGAAGATCGTTCCAGAACATCATGTACGTAAGGATTATCTCTAAATAAATAAAAAAACCTTACTAAAATGAAAACTTTTCAGGAATTTGTATCTATACTAAAAGAAATGAAAGGTGATTTTGGGTCTGGAGCAATGCCACCTAAACCAAACTGTTATGGTAAAACAACATCGTATGCCATGCTTCCTGGAAAGAAAGTTTGTAAGTTTAAAAGAAAAAGATAAATAATATTACTATCGTCGGCGCGAGGAGCACCTGGCAAAAACCAGGTTGACTCCTCCTTTTTTTATTGGTAGAATACTAAGAGGTATGGAGTAAAAATGACTGTAAAACTTTTGCTTTTGAAATCTGGAGAAGATATTGTTGCAGATGTCAGTGAAATGGTGTTTGGTGAAAAAAATGAAGAAACTGGAGAAGATAACCGAAGAGTAGTTGGGTATTTTCTTAATAAACCATGCGTGGTTAAAATGACTACACCAACTAACGTCCCTGAAAAGTTTGATGAATCTATGGACGAACAAAAAGCTGCCTTTAAGGTTACTTTGTTTCCGTGGATGCCACTATCAAAAGATAGTGTTATTCCTGTAGCAGCTGATTGGGTAGTTACTATGGTAACTCCTAGTGATAAATTAAATAATATGTACCTTGAGGATGTTTTAAACTATGGAAAAGAAGATGATAAAAATTTTGTATCTACTGAACAACCAAATTCTAATCAGCCAGATTGAAGAAGTTGGTGCTGATATTGGAGAACCTGATTGTAAACTGACTAAACCTTTTCTCCTAAAAGAACCTCAACTTGAAGGACTTTCAAGGACATTAGAGCCATTTTTAATGGGGGTTACAAAAGAAGAAACATTTATGATAAGTTCGGAAAAGATTTTGACTCTGGCAAATCCAACCCCAACTTTACTTGAAAAATATGAGGATTTAATTAAAGAATGAATTTCTACACTAATGTTCAATTGATTGGAAATCAGTTTTTGGTTCGCGGAGTACACAATGGTAAAAGATTTGAAACAAGAGATGAGTTTTTCCCAACTCTTTATGTAAAAACTAAAAAAGAATCCAAGTATAGAACATTAAGTGGCGAATCCGTTGAACCAGTAAATCCCGGAACAGTGCGTGATTGCCGTGAATTTTATTCTAAATATGAAAATGTGGATGGATTTGAGATTTACGGGAATGATCGATATATTTACCAATATATCTCAGAAAAATACCCAGAAGATGAAATTAAGTTTGATATAAGCAAAATCAAACTTGTGACACTGGATATTGAGGTTGCTTCTGAGGCAGGATTCCCTGATGTAGAATCTGCATCAGAAGAAATCCTTTCTATCAGTATTCAGGATTATACAACTAAAAAGATTATTACTTGGGGCGTCAAGCCATTTAATAACACTAGAAAGGATGTGACATATCACTACTGTCCTTCTGAGTATGAACTTCTAAATCATTTTATTAACTACTGGATGGTTGATGTTCCTGACGTTATTACTGGATGGAACATTCAGTTGTATGACGTTCCTTATATTTGCAAGCGTCTTAATCGTGTTCTTGGCGAAAAACTAATGAAACGTTTTTCTAACTGGGGACTTGTGACTGAAAGTGAAATCTTTATTAATGGACGTAAGCACACTATATTTGATGTGGGCGGTTTAACTCAACTTGATTATCTTGATCTTTATAAGAAGTTTACTTATAAAGTTCAAGAATCATATCGTCTTGATTATATTGCTGAGGTAGAACTAGGGCAGAAAAAACTTGATCACTCTGAGTTTGATACTTTCAAGGATTTTTATACTCAGGGTTGGCAAAAATTTATTGAATATAACATTGTTGACGTAGAACTTGTTGACCGTTTGGAAGACAAGATGAAACTGATTGAACTTGCTCTCACAATGGCATATGACGCAAAGGTGAATTATGCTGATGTGTTCTATCAGGTTCGTATGTGGGATAATATCATCTACACATATCTGAAGAAGAGGAACATTGTGATTCCTCCAAAGAACCGAAATCAGAAAGATGAAAAGTATGCGGGTGC